AAAGGCAGCCGTCAAAAATCAACTCTTGCCATTACCAAAAGATGTAAGGTCTTACATGGGTAATCCAAGATTAACGCAAAAAATAGATTCTCAATTCGTAGAAGAATCTGAAACTTACCTAGATATGTTAAAACGCCTCGGCAAAGAAGATGCTGATTTATACACTAGAAGCCTTTTAGACGCATTTATTAAGGGAAACTAAATGTCTCGCACTTTTTTCATAATTTCTTTTATAGCTTCTTGTATTTCATCCGGTAAATCTTCCGGATTTTTCCACAAGATATATGCAAGGGCTTCAATGTCTTGCCGTATCAGTTCGTACTCTTCTTCCATGTTTTTCTCCTTTTTAAATACTGTTAACAAAATAACAACAAAGGCGCAAGCGTAATGGAGCCTAGTTTTAGAGTATTACCATACGGCGGTTACGAGTTTGTTGATGAGTTTGGTAACGTTCAGCGTGTAAACCAAGGTCCAACTATCGAGGCAAGAGATTTATCGTTTAGAGAAAAAGCAAAAGATTTTGTGCAAAACCGATACGGCATGAGCAAAGACATGTCTGAAAGTTTATTCGGCGGAGTTCCGTATGGAAATCAAGCAGATGCGTTACAAAGAATGTTTGGTCGAGAAGGCTTGTTAGGAGTTTTACCTGTAAGTGCAGGTATTTTAGCCGGAGGTCAGGCTGTTGAAGATTTCCAAGAAGGTAATGTTGCCTCGGGTATAGGTAACACTGCATTTGCAGGTTTAGACCTCGGGCTTAGTGGATTAGCATTGCGAAATTCAATTAAAAACGCAAAAAACTCAGGTGTTTTAAATCCAATTATCAACAACCAAAGTAACGTGCCAAATGTAACTCGTAAACCGCCTCCAGTTGTGGCTGATAACGCTACTAATAAAATTATGGCATATCACGGCTCACCGCACACATTTGATAAGTTTGATATGTCTAAGATGGGAACAGGCGAGGGCGCACAAGCATATGGGCGTGGATTGTATTTTTCTGAAAACGAGGCGGTAGCAAGAAACTATAGAGATGCTTTAAGCAGAGATATTATAGCTACAATTGGAGATACCCCAATTTTAGATGTATATAATAGTTTAATTCGCCAAGCTGATTCAATTAGGGTTCCATCGCAAAAATCTAATGAGCTATACGAAAAGGCAGCTTTTTTAGAAAACTTAGAGATACAAGGGTCGTTTGACGATGCATTGGCTGCGGTGGAAAATCCAGAAATTGTTAAATGGGCAAAATCGGAAATACTGCCTAACTATAAACCTGCCGGAAATATTTACCAAGTAGAGATAGGATCTGATGTTAATAGATTTATTGACTACGACGCGCCTCTTTCAGAGCAATCTGATTTTGTAAAAAATGCGTTGGAAAATATACCGAAAGGTAATGTTAATATAATTAAAAACGCAGATTCTTCACGGCCTGAGTTTCGTGATCGAGTACGCCCTTATCAAGTTGTTGGGACAAATTGGAAAGGTGAACGCGTTAACAGACCTGCAAGAAGCCTTGACCAAGCTGAGCGAGTAAAAGCGTTGGCAGAGGGTGGCAATTTAAGATTAAATCCAGACGCAACAGGAGCGAACCTTATTTCATCAACTCCTTATGCTAATCAAGAGCAAATGCTTAATGTTTTAAAAGGCGTAGACATACAAGGTATTCGCTACCTTGACCAAGGGTCAAGAGGCATGGGTTACGAAGTTAACGTCTTAAACAAAGGTAAACCTGTTCCGATGGGTATACTTGACGAAGGCGATAACTTAACAGCTAAAACAAAAAAAGACGCAGAAGAGATAGCAAAGAAATATCGTAAAAGAGGTTTGACCGCAGATGTCCGACCAAGCGGAACACGCAACCTTGTTGTCTTTGACGATAAGATTGTTGATATTGTCAAAAGGTATGGCATTGGCGGAGCGGCAACATTATTAGGTATGTCTCAACTTGACGTGCAGGCCGCAATGGCGCAAGAGAATAGAAACAATCGGGGACTGTTGGAGAGGTGACACATGGATCGTGAAATAAACCAAATGGTAGAAGAGCTCGAGCAGGAAATGAACCCTGACGTCATGCCAGACGAGGAGTTACAAGGAATTGTCGGTAAAGAGATTGACGACGCAATCGACTTTATCGACAACCACATCTCGCCAATAAGGGCGGCAGCTACGCAATACTACCGAGGCGAGCCGTTTGGCAATGAGGAAGACGGGCGCAGCCAAGTCGTATCAATGGACGTGCGTGATACCGTGCAGGCGCTCATGCCGTCGCTCATGCGTATCTTTCACGGCAGCGACCAAACCGTGGAATACGTTCCGCAAGGTCCAGAGGACGTTGCCGCAGCCAAGCAGGCTACCGATTACGCTAATTACATTATAAATCGAGACAACAACGGCTTCCTAGAAATGCACTCTGCCTTTATGGACGCGCTTGTGCGTAAGGTTGGAATACTAAAGGTTTACTGGGACGACCAGACCAAGTTTGAGACCGTTTCCTATTCTGGCCTCGATGACGCGTCCCTCGCGGCTCTCATGTCAGATCCTGCGGTAGATGTAGAGATCGTAGCGTCTGAGCCTATGGGCGAGCCAATGCAAGACCCCCTTACTGGCGAGAATATGCCAGTGCCAATGATGCACGCCGTCAGAGCGACATACACGCATCCAGATGGCCGCGTTAAGCTAGAGGCCGTTCCTCCGGAAGAGTTCCTAATTTCACGCGAAAGCAAATCTGTTGAGCAAGCCGATTACGTCGCCCACCGGCGCATTGTAACCGTGTCAGAGCTTGTGGCAATGGGATATGACTACGACGAGGTATCTGATTTAGGCGCGTCATACGATGACATGGATACCAACGTAGAGCGTTACACTCGAAACAGGGCGTTGACTAATGAGATGAACGAGCGCCACGACCCTGCGATGAAAAAAGTTCTATATGTCGAAAACTATATTAAAGTTGACTACGACGGCGACGGCATTGCCGAGCTGCGTAAAGTTTGCACCGCAGGAGACGGTAACAAAATTTTAATGAACGAACCATGCGATATGGCGCCGTTTTCTACGTTATGCCCAGATCCAGAGCCGCACGATTTCTTTGGCATGTCAGTTGCCGACACGGTGATGGATATACAGAGAATCAAGTCATCTATTATGCGGAATACGCTCGACAGTTTGAGCATGTCGATCCACCCACGGGTTGCAGTTGTCGAAGGCATGGTAAACATCGACGACGCAATGTCTACGGAAGTGGGATCGATTATACGCCAGAGAGCTGCCGGACAGATACAGCCGCTCAGTATGCCGTTTGTCGGTCAAGCTTCTTTCCCAGTTCTAAAGTATATGGATGAGGTCAAAGAGGCGCGTACAGGCATATCTAAGGCGTCAAAAGGTTTAGATGCTAATGCCTTACAGTCTAGCACTGCAACAGCCGTAGCGGCCACCGTGAGCGCCGCACAGCAACAAGTTGAGATGATTGCTCGCATATTTGCCGAGACAGGCGTAAAGCGTATGTATGAGCTTGTGCTTCATCTGGTAACGACCCACCAAGACCGTGAGCGCATGATAAAGCTTAATAATAATTTTGTGCCAATAGATCCGCGTGTGTGGAACAGCGACATGGACGTTACGGTAAATGTAGCTCTCGGACGCGGTTCTGATACCGAGCGCATGTTGATGCTGCGTCAGATCGCTGAAATGCAGAAAGACGCAATGAGCACAATGGGGCCGATTAACCCACTTACCGATATGCAGAAACTGTCTAACACATTGAAATCTATGACAGAAATAGCAGGGTTTAAAGATACCTCACAGTTCTGGGGAGATCCATCGCAGTTCCAACCGCCGCCTCAAGATAAAAAGCCAGATATTAACGAGCAGCTTATCCAAGTGCAGATACAGCAAATACAAGCGGATATTCAGAAGAAAGCTGCCGAGCTGCAAATGGAGCGTGAGAAGTTTCAGCTTGAGGATGACCGCAAGCGTGACGAGCTAGATGCAGAGCTATTTGTAAAAGCCGAGGAGCTGAAGGCAAAGTACGGTACGCAGCTTAACGTCGAGCAGATCAGATCCGATCTGGCGATTAATCGGGAAGTTATGAAGGCGCAAGCCGACGTAATAAAAGAGGCTGCGCGTGAAGACTAAACAGCAAATTATAGATGACGGCAGGGAGGCGGAGCGCCTTCTTTCCGACACAGATCTCAAAAGATTTTTACAGGAGATCGAGCAGGATTGTTGGTTTGAGTTTAAGTTAACTGAGGCCAGTGATAGTGGTAGCCGCGAGGCTATTTACATGAAATTACGCGGCGTCGAAATGGTACGCCAATCGCTGCGTGCAATGGTAGATAACGGGGCTATTGAAATTAAAACAAAATAAGCCCATAATATGGAGTTAATGAGATGGCAGAAAACAG